GTTTCCCAGTCACGATCTGGGAGAGCTTCACTACCTATGGAACTCTAAGACGTTCCACCAATAGGACTTGGTCTAATATTGGTAGTATTTATCCATCATGGTCTGTATGGACAGATCCTTGGGATTTCGGTCTAACCAACTCCTTCCAGCCAGTTATTATCGGAGGGAATCAGCAGGGCTTTGTGGTGATGAGAGGACTCGGAACTTCAGAGCAGCAAACCCGATTTATTCAAGCCATTAATACAGGCGTGATCCCCAATACGATCACTTCACCAGATCACGGCCTTCTAACAGGCGACTTTATCTATATTTCCCAAATGATGGGATCTACGAATCTCAATGGAACCGTTCAGCAAGTCACAGTCCAAACAGCTGACGTCTTCTCTATAAATGATGTGTTTACTGGAGTGTATATCGGTGGCGGGGTCTTCGCTAAATTAAGTCGGCCATTCCTACAAACCAAGCAATTCCCTATCTACTGGCAAGAAGGCAGACAAGTCCGAATAGGAACATCGCGCTTGCTCTTAGAGGCCACTCCTTTCCCTGATGAGGGTAATATGCCACCTCAGGTCACAGTTAACCTCTATGCAAGCCAAAACTCCGCTACTGCCTCTAACGATCCTAATATTCAGCCCTATTTGGCCTATACGAACGTGATGCTCACCTGTCCAGAAATTGATACGGCTTTTGGCGCAGGACAAGCCCAGATTTGGCATCGATTAAGTCCCAGTATCAATGGGGATACCGTCCAATTAGGGATCACTCTCAGTGAATTGCAGATGAGAGATCTAAATGTTAACCAAGAGGAGATCATCCTGCACGCCTTGGCAATCGATCTCTATAAGGGGCCGATCCTCGTATGAGTTCTAATTCTAATCAGTTTCAATCCCCTTACCTTCTCACCTCTCGGAAATTTCCACAAAACCCTGTAGAGCTAGAGACAGTTCTCTCTAAGTCCTATAATGATACGGCATTCAACGTAAATATCAGTACATGTGGAATCTACGATAAAGTTCAGATCGATACGAGAAATAAATACTATAATGATGTCCAGAATGAGAGAAAAAGGCAGAGCTACCGCCAAGTCTATACGCTAGCAGCTCTCCCAAATGCTGGAACGGCCACGATTCCTACAAATATAGCGATTACTGCCACCACTCAATTCGTAAATATCTATGGCACAGCAGAATCGACCACGATTGCCGTTCCTCTCACTCCATGGAATATGACGCGCACAGATGATGCGCCTTACCTTCGGGTTAATAAAACCACGAGGAATATAGAAATTGTTACAAATTCTGGTAATTGGACAGGATTTAGTGCTATGATAGTGTTAGAATATATTTTAAATTAGAGGGCAATATGTCAGCTCCAGCCGGTGTTTCTGCACCAAAAGCGAATATCTCAGGGTATAAACTACGCAATGTGCCTAATTTCACCCCTGGGCAGATGCAACTTTTCCAAAAGCTCTTAGGTGGTCTAAGTGGAGGAGGAGGGCTAGAAGGAGGATTAGATTTTCTCTCTAGACTCTCAGGAGGTGATGAGTCGATGTTTGAGCAACTCGAAGCTCCAGCTTACAGCTCATTTAATAAAGCTATTGGACAGCTAGGTAGCCGGTTCGCAGGCTTTGGCTCTGGAGCTTTAGACTCCTCTGCCTTCCAACAGGCCACATCGGGAGCAGCTGGAGATCTTGCCCAGAATCTGCAATCCCAGAGGCTAGGTCTTCAGCAAGGAGCAATCGAAAGGCTATTGGGACTCTCTCAGAATCTCTTGAGTCAGAAGCCCTATGATTCGTTCCTAGAGAAGAAAAGCAGTGGGTGGGATACAGCCGGTGATATCACCTCGATGTTAATGAAAATAATTCCTTTGTTCTTGTGAGGACGAAATGGTTCAGATAATTGATCAATCCCCTTCAAAACTCTCCAGATTTCTTCAACATGCTTCTCCAGGAGTGGATAGCACGATTGACAGATTCCTAGAGAGACAAAAAGAAGAGAGGAAACGCAAATCAGACGTAGAAGCAGAAGAGAGAAAAATCGCCAATCAAAAGGCAACTGCTAAGGCTTTGGGATTACCAGACGTAGCAATGGAACCCTCAGTTCAAGCAGCTCTATTAAAAGAAAAAGCTAAAGATCAGCGTAATGCTCAACTATTAGAAGCATTAGGTATGGGAGGAGGAGCAGGCGGGGCTAGTCCATTCTTAGATACAGAAACCTCTCCATCTGAAGGAATGCCTGGATTAGGGCAATCAGGTGGATTTAAACCAGGAGATTTATCAGATGAGCAAGTTACAATCGCTTCTATCCTCAATCCGCAATTGGGTAACATCTTGCAAAAACAGCAAGAAGCCACCCGAAAAGAAACCCACAAACAAGAAAAAGACCTCAGAGACAAATTTATCGCGGATAGGGAATTTGAATGGAAGAGAGCCGGAGACATCCTCAAGAAGACCGACGAAATCCGAGATTCTATCCAAGAGAAGAAAACAGCAGCAAATCTAATTAAACAGTCCGCGTCTGCTGGAGATACTTCTGGGTGGGGGGCCTGGTTTGCTGATGTATTAGGTGTAGAGCCTCTTAGAAATGCAAACTCCGCCCTTCTTAAATCTGCCACTAAAGACTTTTTTATCAATAACTTAGCTAAAGCTGGAAGCCGTCCCAACCAGTGGATTGAGCAGCAGATTAGCGATGCGATGGTCAGAATTGGACGAGATCAAGAAGCGAATATGATCGTAGCTGACCTCATGAATTACTGGGTTGATCGTGAAGAAGAAAAAATCAAACTCACCGATCAATTAGAAGATGAAGACATGGCCGAATATGGATTTGTGCGTGGAAATATTGGGAAGAGAGCTGGCGAGCGTATGCAGAAATGGGAAGATAAACGCCGCGATCAGCTTATGTACCAGATTCAAAGGACTAAAGAAGAGCAAAATCCTGATGAACTCGCAGTGATTAGGCAAGTACCTAAAGGAACGCCTTTAACTCGTGAAAAGGCTAAAGTCTTCAAGCAGAGATACGGTAAAGATGCCGAAAGTGCAGCCCGTAAGGCTGGATATGATGTAGAAATATTTGCGAGGGTTTCTAATGCCTAAGACTGTTTTCGACTTCTTAGATGAAGAGGAACCAGAAATTGAGATCGAAGAGGAAAAAGTTAAGCCGCAAACTCCGGCTGCGGCTGAGAATATCGTATTCGCTGATTTAGAAGAAGAAAAAGAACCCGAACCTGTTCCAGTTGAACAACAAAAACCTCAAGAATTTCCCTTTGAGGGTGAGAATGATCTGGAACGAGAAATTGAGCGCGCACAAGCCCGTACAACCTCCCGTATTGCAGAGACTGTCCTTGGTGCTCCTGGTGATATCTCTAATTTCATCACTTCTCTCCTCGGCCTTCCTAAAGCTCCTATTGGCTATCTGAGTTCAGACGTTCTTAAGAAAGGCAGTGAAAAGCTAACAGCTGGCTACACTAAGCCTAAGAATGAGTTTGAAAAGGCTGTAGATGAAGCCTCTGAGACATTTGCCTCTATGGCTCTCCCAGGATCATGGGGATATGGATTCGCTCGTAATCTTGGCATTCCAATTGCATCTACTCTTACCAAGGAAGGCCTCAAGAGTAAATTTGGCGAGAAAGAGGGCACTTATGGGGGCTTAGGAGTCATGGTATTTCTCGACCTTTTAGGTGGAAGGATCTCTCAAGGAGGGGCTAAGAAATTCGCTGGGGATTTGTTTAAACAGCGTAATAGCACTATTCCAGAAGGTGCAAAAACAGACGCTCATGCTCTCAAAACTTCCATGCAAGATCTGCAAAAGGAATTAAAAAAAGGTGGTATAGCCACTTCCGATAAGCCTGCTCTCAATAAGATCGATGAAGTAATCTCAGCCATCTCTGATGAGGGCGTGATTTCTGTGGAAGAACTTCCTAAATTTCAAACTAAAATTAATGAGGCCATCAAGGAAGCGGGTGGATTCGAAATCCAGGCGCCTAGAGAAGTCAAACAAAAAGCCGTTCGTAACCTCAATCAAGTAAAAGATAAGATTGTGGAAGCTCAAACCAAATATGGAGAGATTCAAAATCCTGAATTTCTGGATCTCCACAAACAAGCCAATAGAGCTTTTGCGGTCTATGAGCAGAGCAATAAACTCTCCAACTTCTTCCGGAAACATTTCGGAAATAAAATCACCAATCCTATAATGAAGACTCTTTTAGGACTCGGTACTTCGGCTGCTGCTGGTGCTGGAGCTATTTTCTCCCCTGCTATCACTGGGTTAGCTGGAGCAGCAGGAGGAAGTGCATTAGGACTCTATCAGGCCTTTAAGTTGGGATATAGAGTGGTTAAGAGTCCTGAGCTTCGTCGTCATTATCAAGAAGTACTGAAAAACGCAGCCTCTAACAACGTGGCTAAGACGGAAAAGAGCCTCAAAGCTCTAGAAAAAGCTCTAAAAGAGCACCAGGAAGAGTTAGAGGAGAGCCTCGCTCCTTAAATACTGCCGTCTTCCTTCCCTCGCATTTCCATATCTTCTATTGTATCTGAGGGAGTAAAAGCAATTAGCATGCCAAAGATCCCAGCTATAAATAAGATAAACCCTATCATTTTCTAGCCCTCTCTATTTCTATTAATTTATGATGGAAGTCTTTCATTTCAAGTTCGATAGCTCTAACCATCCCCAAAATATCTCGTCGGTCTTCTTTAGCTTCTGCTCTCAAAGAGTTTGATTCACCTCTCATCCAAAACATCATTGAGATCATTACTCCTACCATGGCTATGCCAACTCCAGTCACGGCAATGATAATTCCATAATCCATAAAATCTCCTTTACCTTTTTTTCTGGCTTTAGTATATGTGGGCGTTAAATTGTTAACAATTATTAATGATTATTTTAGCAAACTATATAAAAATTCACCCCCTTCATACATAGTTGTGAGGGCATTTGGAATTTTAAAAATGATGGAATGGCTAATGTATTTTCTATTATTCTTATACTTAGGTATTTGCATTATTGTTCGAATGACAGATCTGTAACATAAAATATATTATCAGACGTAAGGACTATAGGCGTTGGTCACCATAAAAGAACATAGCTACATGGATGAATGGAATCTATTACAATCCGAAGAACCGATTTATGGATCTTTAGTTTTGGTTTGGAGGAAGAGAAATAGGAAATACACAATTGCCCGTTTAGAAATTAATCAGTCCCCTTATGAAGAAGAAAAGTCCCCATACAAAAATTTAGATTGGGTAACCGAACATGGGAGTACTCATCAAGCCAATCCTGAAGATCGTTGGATGGTGTTTAAGCATTTAAGACTAACCGAAGATACTATCTACGAATAATTATGTGTGGTCAATGTGATAAGTGCGGAGAACACGCTTTAGAATGTAGGTGCAAAACTATGGAAAAACAAAAAATTAGAACTGCAATCACTAAAAAGAAAAAAACAAGTGGTGCTATAACTGCCGTAGGAGAATTTCCACCAGCGGATGTAGAAAGTACAATTACAAGATTAAAAAATAAATATAATATTGCTTATCCACCTGCTGAAAATCCGAGTGACATAGAGGCCTCAAAAGACTTTATTATGCCTTTCGGAAAACATAGTGGGGTAAAACTGAAAGATTTACCTCCTATGTACGTAGGATGGCTTCTGTATTCTTGTGGAGAGCGCGGATATAAGCAATGGAGCACAGTATATTCCAATTTAAAATTGTTAGTATCTCAGGGCATAATCACCATTCCAAATTATCAAAATCCCGAAAATAAAGAGGAAAAGGTTGACCATCCAAAGCACTACCAAGGACATAAATTCGAAGTTATCGATATAATCGAAGACTTCGACTTGGGTTTTAATCTGGGCAATGCTATCAAGTATATCCTCCGTGCAGGCAAAAAAGGACTTATCAATGAAGACCTTAAGAAGGCCGTATGGTATTTGGAAAGAGAAATAAAAGGAGTTAGAGATGGCATTTAGATTGGAGTCTACCACTTATCGAGGGGGTGGAAGGACTTATACTGAGACAAAAATAAAAGATTATGACTCTAGCGAAGAAGAAAACCTACGTTTAGACCATAATGACGTGGCCTGCTTAGGTTCATGTTATTTTGGCCCTACAAAAACATGTGCACAAAAAGTAGCTCGTGTAGCTCTGTGGACAGGAACTGGTGCTCTAATTGGAGCTCCGATGGGCGGTGCAGGCGCAGGAGTTTTGGCTGCTGGTGGCGCAGTTATAGGATTTTGCACCATTTTATGATCTCAGATATCCAAAAAGGGTGTGGAATTTTTTGGGAGGACTTGAAAAAGAGTCCTTCCTTAAGACTTGATGCCATTACATTTATTAGTAGTGTGATGGCCATTATAGGCTCTATAATTGCTGTCGGCTATTCAGGTCAATTTTTATTGCCTAATATGATGCAAAATCCAGGAGAATTTATCTTTGTTATAGGATACGGGGTATTAGCCTGTATAGGAATAATGAAAATATGTCCTATAATAGAGAATATTTACAAAAAGATTCATCCATCCTAGGCAAAGGATGAGGCGTGGCCGTTGCTCCTTAATTCGGCCCCCGTGGGGAGGCACACACTGGGTTATATGGAGGGTTGCTGGGTTAGCATAAATCCCGTGGCGCAACGAAAAATGCATCTTTTAAAAAGATCTGTCGTCTAATTTCCACCACCATCTTGTTGACAATATTTTCTTTAACATATCTTAAATATCTCCCATATCTCTATCATATTATCCGATATATACCGGATATATACAGGAGATATGTATGATAGTTGTCATAGGGGGAATTAAAGGTGGAACAGGCAAGACTACCCTGGCCACTAACCTGGCTGTCGTCTTAGCCCATCTAGGCCGTAAAGTCTTACTTGTCGATGCTGACGAACAGGGATCTGCTTCAGATTGGGCTGAGCAAAGAGATCATCACTGGAAGCAGAAAGTAGAAGAACTTGGGGAATGGCAAGCCTTAAGTTTTCCTACCATTAAATTAGGGGGAAAACTCTTATATGAGCAACTCAAACGCCTAAAGAACGATTATGATGAGATTATCGTAGATACTGGAGGGCGAGATACAACTTCTCAACGATCAGCTCTATGCATATGCGACTACTTTGTGATTCCTTTCAAGCCTCGTTCCTTCGATGTCTGGACGGTTGGCCAAGTCAAAGAGCTAATTGATGGAGTTCTTACCCTCAATCGGAATATGAAGGTTCTTGTCTGTATTAATCAGGCTGATGCCCGCGGAGTAGATAATGATGAGGCCTTCAAAATCCTAGAAGAATGTCCTCATTTCAAGCTAATCAAGGCCTTTATCGGCCATCGTAAAGCCTTTGGAAATGCGGCTTCTCAAGGATTGGGGGTTTATGAATTAGAGCGCAAAGAACGCGATCAGAAGGCTGCTGATGAGATATATGCCATATATGATGCCATATATTTGCGAGAATGTTGTAATATATGATAAAGATATAAATGAGATATGTGAGACATATATGGGTGTAAACAAAAAAATAGACAAATTTGAGGACGTTGAGGATACTCTGAGATATATAGCCGGTGGGGCGCACGTCAAATCCGATATGGAAATTAAAATTGAAAAGCCTGATTGGAAAACTATCTGTTTAAGGATACCCAATCACATTTTCGAAGCTGTAGATCAGAAAGTGAAGGAAAGGGCTGCTCTGACGCGCACCGCTTGGATATTAGAAGCAATCCAACAAAAACTAAAAGCAGAGAGCAAAACAGATGACTAAACAAGATAAAAAAGTTGAAAAGCTTGAAAAGCCTCAACACCCTCCCTATATCGATCCTAAGGAAGTCATGAAACGCATGACATTCCAAACAGCTCAACTAGAATGGAAAAACTTCCACGTTGAACACCCAAATCCCGATCGCTGGATCGTATTATGGTGTAATATGGGCCAAATTGCGCCTAACCTCATTCTTACTTATAGAGATGCTAATGGGAATTATGATCTTCCTCATCCTACTAAGTCTTACCCTGTTCAAGCTTGGGCTTACATTAATAATCCAACTGTGGATAATGAAGCGCTCGCTAGCAAGCAAAAGGAAATTGAGGAGGCCAGTGCAGCCAATCTCAAAGCTGAACTTGCTGTTCAGGCTTCCCAAGCAGCTCAAGTTAAATAATTTCATCGTCCTCCCTGAGAAGTATCCAGGGCTTTATGCCCTGGGTGCGATTAAATTTCTTGTATTCTAATTAACGTTTCCCCAGAATTTGCTGAAAAATATTTTCTTAAAAAGGAAGTGGAAACATGAAAAAAATCCTATCACTTTTTCTGACCCTATTATTTGGCTCCCAAATGTACGCTGTTAGCGTATCGTTGCCTAATGAGAAAGTCTACGTGACAGAAGAGGGAATTTTCCTTAATATGCCCGACGGATTTATGCCTGCACAATCCCTTTCCTATTTAGGGAATGGCTATTATGCCGCCGAATATTATGGACAATGCGGAAGATGTGGATGGGCACTCGATAAGAATGGAAAATGTACCAATCAAAACTGTAACCAATACGGGCCTAGAGAAAGAGACTGAAGAGGTAAAAGTCCATGTCGTAGGAATGGCAGCAGATAACGTGATGAACGTGATCCTGGCTGTTTTTAGCGAAATGGAAGATGCACTGAAGTTTCAGGCCTACATTCAGAAGCATCTGCTAGGTGAAGGTGCCTCTCATCCGCATGCTGTCTATATTTGCTCTAGACCGTTTAACCCAAAAAAGGACTTATGAAATATCTAACTATTTTATTTTTAGCACTCTGTGCAACTTCATGTTCTCCTCAAATCAGACAGGCGCTTTGCCCTAATCATATGGGAATTACTCCGTCATGCGAATGGGAAATCCAAGAGGGATGCAAACCCAAACACAAGCCTAAGATCAGCACTACTCTGGACTGGAATTTCTAATGAGTTCCACATCATGGATGATCTGGACTTTTTCATTGATCGTGCACGCAGGGATCGCCCTTTGTGCCGGTTGGTTCTTCGCTGTTTCAAAAGACGCCAGACGAGAAAATAAAGTTTTAAGAGAGCGTCTTGATGAAAGAAATAGTGAGATCTGCCGATTAAGACTCGATATAAGAAATGCGCATGAATTAGCCAGGGGGGTTAGAAGCCCCTTCCCTGCACCTGCCAACCCCAAGAATTCGGCCCGAATCCCTGCTGTCCCATCGGGTTTTGGTTGTAACGAGCCTGACGGGAATCTTCGGCAGTAGTCTCTTTTAGAGAATGCTTATTTCCCCAATGAGTGAAAAGTACATACCGCAGAGCATCCAGAGCGTGATCTCGTAATTTGATTGGCTTATCCTCTCCCAATCTAATAGATTTTTCGTCCCACACATAACTTTCAAATTCCTTTAGAAGATTGAGGCATTGCCTTTTGATAACGAGATCCCCTTGAGACAGAAGTGTCCCAACAAATCGGATTCCGTCGATGACGTCATTCTTTGCCTGCTTGACAGGCATTCTGGCTCGCTTAAGCTCGGTCTCGAAAGACTGAGCTGAAGGGTCAAGGTAGATAAGCTTGATTGGGTATCCGGAGAACTCTCTGCGCAGGTCTTCCGCATATTCGGCATCTGTTTTAGAGTATCCCATGGCAACTGAGTCCCAATAGTACTCTTTCTCCACCCAAATAGCGGGATGGTGATCGTCATTGAATCCGACGAGCACTGCGGCGAAAGGATTTTTTTGGCCATAATCGACACCGAGACAGAAGTACTTAGCGTAGGTAGGGGCTTCCTTGACAGTGTGCCTGTCGTGGTCAAAGAAGTCGTAGATAGCGCCCTCTGCCTGCACCCATTCACCCTCAATAAAACGCCTATACCAGAGTCCGGCATATTCCTTTTTGAGGGATTGTTTGTATGAATCTGAGAGATAGGGGTTATCATCGAGTTTAAACTTAAAACTTGCCAATTCTTGTGGATCATCTGCGAACTTATCTAAAAAATCTGTTTTTAACCAATGAAATTTAGAATCAGGGTTTGTAGTAGCGAGCATCTTAGCGCCATTAATACGTAAACGTGAAAGAGCCATCTTGAAAAAACTCTGCGGAGAGAGTGTGGCTTCATCAATGAGCGCTCCCCCTAATGTCCATCCTCGGATTTTACCTTCGGCTCTTTCGTCATTTGCACCTACTATATAGACGCGGTTACCCCATAAATCGAAATACCTCTGTGAATGATTATACCTTAAAATATTTCCTAATTCCTTGTCTAAGGGACGCAGAACGTTCCTAATTACAGAGGTTTCCGACTTCCCTCCTATCATAAAATCATATCCGGTTACACCGTCACCCATTGGGCCTTTGCGTAATTCATCCAAAAACCGGTACATCATGACGTGGGATTTACCTGAAGAGACGGCGCCTTCAGCTATATTGATTCGGGAGTAAGACTTTGCAAAGCAGAGCTTTTGCTTAGATGAGAAGCCTATCATTCATGACCCTCAGAATCCTCATCATTGGAGTGGACTTCATCGATAATAGAGTCAGACATCCTCTCAAGATTAGACTTTTGCTTTTCTTCCTTATTCTCACGATCTTTATCAAGGCTCCAGCCGTGATTGACCGATAGGAAGAACTGAGAGAATCGGGCGTCTAGATCTTTACTAAGAGCGCCACTTGCAACGGCATGCTCTTGCCACGCCTTAGCCCATAGATATGCCTCTTTGAACTCCTCACTACGAGCGATATTCTCAGCAAAATGGAAGGGAGGGAAGCGCTCCTTGAAGCACCAATCAGATAGGAGGACGAATTTATTTCTCTTACGAGCGGCTTCGATCCACTCGATTAGGCTTTTAGCAAGCTCAGATAGTTTCTCTGGAGTATAGAGGCGGGGACGGCCTCCCAGCGAATGGCCTTTCTTAAAGTAGCCATTGGCTTCTCTATTCTCATCAGAAACTGGGACTTCTTCTACGTTTTCCATATAAATTTTATTTTAACACACTCAGTAATTCTAGGTAAGACGGGATAACTTCTTTAAGTAATTGAATAAAAAGACGATTCATTTCGGCCTTCTCGTATACCTTTTCCCAGAACTGCTCGTTCATTGCGTTTCCTGCTTTAATCGTTCATCAAACCAATCCAAAGCACTTAAAACTCTTTGGATTCCATATTTTTTAATATACTTACTGATAGGCTTGAAGAGAGCCGATTGGATCTCTTCAATCTCACAGGCTTCATTGATCTCGTCTATCGTCATTGGCTTTGAACTCTTTAATTTCCTCAAGGGCCGTCCCATATTTTTTCTTCCCAAGGTATCTCCTGAAATTTCGAATTCTGCAATTGCACCAATATTTTCCTTCCCAGTGACCTTCATCTTTAGTGGGCTTCTTCTTACTGTGATCCTTTTTGCTTATCTGCATCACGTCTCTCCATTGGATATTTCGGGTAGCAGAAATCCCTCGGTTGAGTAACAGCCTTCTCAAGTTTACAGACATCACAAGTGCCCATATGCCAACTACTAATATGATTTTGGGGATAACGTCCACCATAAGTTAATGCGCACTCCTTACACGTCCACGCGGGATAGTTTTCTGTCATGTTTCTCTCGCTCTGCTTCTATTGTTCGTCTCATTTGCCGCATTCCCTTAGCCAAAATCTGGCGTACTCGTTCCTTCCCTATATTCCATGGCAATCCAGCATCCTCAAGGGTCTTCTTCAGCCAGAATCTCTCATAAATTAAAGCCCTTTCTCTCTCTGCCAATAGACTCATGTGATAGCTAATCTCATCCTCGAGCAACCACATGTCATACCAATCTCTGTAATGTTCAATATCATTCATCAAAAAATCGCGGATTTGCCAGGCTGGCTCCGCGCAGCCTTTTTAGCTTTCCTACTCCTGGTAAAAAAGGACGCGCTTGCTGTGGAAGGCTGCGATGGCGCGTGCACCGCCTGAGTCGACCGGAACTCCAGTCCCTGTTTCACCACCCCAGGATTTTCACTCCCCAGCTCTCCTACATCTAGATCCCTTACACTTGGCGTAAGGATTCGGAAGAGCCAGGGCAAAGTTATTGCACTACCTTCGATGTCTTAAACTCCACATCATCTGGTGTGTCTTTAACACAGTCCGTAGCTGCCTTAATGCACTCGGCTACTACGGGATCGTTCTCGTCATTTTTATACTCATCGTAGAGGTTGAACTTCTTTCGAAAAGTCCAATCCTCTCCTTTACATATCACTGTTAATACTGAATGGGTCATATAGCTCCTTAAAATGGAATGTCTTGAGCGCTCCAGTCCACATCCTTCGGCTCAGAAATTTCCAAATGTTTCTTTAATTCTTCTTTTAATGTCTTTTCGAACCTGGGACGCCCTTTCTCTCCGAAGAAGGCGAGCCATTTATATTTCTTCTCTCCAGCCTGGTTTTGATATTCTCTACTAGGATACCCAAACCAAGTGCTCCCATCACTTTTACGAAAGTAAGTCATCGCGATGTTGAAGTCCCACTCAGGGATTACAACCATAAAACTTGCCTTTAATGCACTGCCGTCTTTGTCGATCTTTTGAAAGTTTTCTATTCTCATTTTATTGCCTATAATTATAATTTATTGATCTTGATCTTCTATTAATCCTTCGACAATTACCTGTAATTCGTAAATCTGATATGCTAGATCCGATAGCATTATCATAAATCCCTTCCCCACACAGTGGTTTTGGAAAAAGATAGAGAAATTATCTGGAGAGTCTTCCTGCCCAAGCGAGCTATTATTTTCTGGATCGTTAAGCCACGCTTTGTACTCTTCCATCATCATTATTTTTTCTCCTTGTGTTTCATGTCTTTGCACTCATCCAGCTTCTTATCGAACTTCTTATCCATCTTAAGAAGCTTCTTGATCTCCTTCTTAGCCTTAGGCTTATTACCCTTGACTACGTCCTTTTCGACCTTCTTGATCTGTTTATCCACGTTCTTCTCCATGTAGTTGAACATTAACTTTATGAGCTTATACATCTCCTTGTGCCCATCCCATACTTCAGCTGTGGGCTTGAGAGCATTATGAGTGAGTACCAGCTGATCTTTAATTCGATTACTTATCGAACTCTGATTTTTTAAGGACATCTCCTCCCCCTAAATCTATTTTATAATCGTAAATCTGGATGTTTCTAAAAGCCTCTACATCCCATAACGCCTGAGTAATCAACTCTAAAATATCTAATTGCTGTAGATCGTTATGAGATGTCTTTATTTCTATGTGAATCTCAGCATCCACTCTCATTTCTTCTTTCCTTTCCGTGCTTCGCTCAAGGAGATAGCCACGGCCTGCTTCGGATTTGTAACAACAGGGCCTGATTTACTTCCGCTATGAAGGTCTCCGGCCTTAAACTCTTCCATAACCTTCTTAACCTTAGCTTTCGCTTTCGGCCCTTTGGGATACTTTTTTTTCATTTTGCCTCTCAATGTGGGTAAGTTGATTAATAAGTTGGTGAGGATCAGCAGGTGAAGAACAATAAAGCCGAAAAATATGTGGTTCCACCTTGTCATCAAGTGCTCGTGTTGTCTCATCTTCTATCGTGTGCCCTAATAATAAGTTGATTAAATCGTTTCTATCTAATTCAACAACTGTGTAATTTACTTTCTTTATATTCGTAATCATTAACTCATATCCTCATTACATTTCTTCCAATATAATACTTTCTCTTCACTACGCAGACGCACTCCATCCCAGTCCTTTCCTGTCCACCAGCCTGTCCTTGTCTTCCTGTCTGTCTTCAGATAGCAAAGATCGAAGGGATAGGGAATCCAGAGATGAGGATCAGCCCACCCATCAATGTCCGAATGAGCGTCGGTGTACTTGTAAAAAACCTGGCTCGGGCGTCTCTGCTTCTTGGTAGGATCCTCCGGCTTGGGATGGGTTTTCATCCAAAAATCAATCCCAATTTTGCATGGAAACGCACGAGGCTTAGGGCTTTCTTCCTTAGAAGGCATCTCTAAGCCTCCTCATTTCCTCTTTTGTTTCTTGCACGTAATCCATGAAATCCCTTAAGCTGTTTGATCCATAGTGCTTCCCTTCGATCATATGGATGAAGAGATCATGCTGAATGTAAATGAGATTCTTAAGGGTCTCGACCATGTCCCCATCGGGGAGAAAGTCGAGCACGTCCATGGCAGCCTCGCCAGCTCTGAAAGAGCACAAAAAGTGAGGTTCCATATTAAGATTCATTACCATCTGCATTGTAAAGGAATTCCTTGAATATCTCTTCAAATTGAATCACTACAGTATGAAAACATTGGCTCATGAGCTTCCGATGTTCCTTGTCCAGGTGATCGTGAGCTGACATAGCCAGGTCTTCATTAGTCTGTTTTGCCATAACCATGGCATCATAATAGTGCTGAATTTTAGCTATCAGCTTCTCCTTGCCGTTGCTGCTCATTCTTTAATTTCTCCTGTTCTAGTCTCTTGAAATAGAGATCTACTTTTTGGGCATTACGCCTATAGTTCTCTCGTCCAAAAGGTGAGTTGAAAAAATCTATTAATCCCTGCTTATCGACATACATCCAATGCCCTATTTTTTTCCCAAATGGCTTAAGATTAATGTCGTGAAGGATCATGTTCAATAAAAAACCCTTAGAAATAATTTTAGTTGTATCACTGAACTCTTTGGATAATACCCATCCTTCAGGAATCTCATGCGTTACTTTGTTCCTGAGAGGAAGTTCGGGTTGGTCTTTAGCTTTATTACAAAGTCCGTTGATACGGGATTCCAAAGAGAACATCGCAGGCACGATAAACTTCTTAAACAGAGTGCGGACTGATCCCTTAGGCGGTTCATCCATATCAAGCAGTGATTTGTATTCCTCATATAGTTTCTGTAATTTACTCATTGATAACCTCTAATTGCATTTCTTTTATTTCTTTATCTAAATCTTTATATTTCAGTATTTTCTTTAAATTATCAGCGTGTTCTTCTGCAAATTTACTCAGCAGCACGGCGGTCCAGGCCAGCCACCGTTCGTGAGTAGATCTTTCACCTTCTTCCATCCCCTCAAGCACGTTTGCTTCAGTAAGGTAAGACAGCCGTTTAACATGTTTGGCGAACTCCTTCAGCTCATTCGGCCCAAAAACGCTCAGTATTCCCTCAATATTCGGAGGGAGATTCAAATTATTTTTTGTCATAATTTCTATTATTGTTCTAGGTTTTTCGCTATATTTCTTCTTAACATGTAATTCGTTTACTCGTTTATCATCACTCCAGAAGATACCATTGATGCAGTCCAAATAGAATTTAGCTAGGTTATCGGCATCAGGCTTCTCATTGGCTGGTTGAAAACCCCATAATTTCGCATTTGCAGCCCCTTGGCTATCCGATCGGTTAATAGGCAGGTAGAAGGTCAGGTTAATAGCGATCGCTTCCCTGTCGCCAAATAAAGACCATTGAGCGCGATTCTTTCCGTATGCTATATGCAAATGGGATCGAACGACCTCCTTCTCTTTCTTTTGGCTATCGAACCGCCAGTGCTTATTACCATAAGTCTTATTAGCTGGCCTCTTCCATCCAATCGGATCGCCTGGGATCTCAATGCGCGCCTTGGCCATTCCCTTCTCCATTCCTTTCCATGAGTTGCACATATTGCTTATGTAGCTCAGGGGTTGTCTTTCGTATCTCGTCGATGAACATCTCCATTAGCTTATCAGCGGTAGTCGGTTCGTAATGGGACAACTCGGTTGCCATCCACATCACACAAAGTCCGCAGTTGATGAGCATCAGGATATGGCTTAGTGTGTCGTTATCTCTGGCACCCGCTTTATTGCTGATGTCCTTGGACAGATCCATCATAAAGTGAATGAAGTCATCTCTAAACTCAGCCGATAGGATCTTGGCGCATTCGGCTATCTCCCAGCATGGATCACTCATTTCTTCTTCCTTGCCTTTTTAGGTACGTAATACGTTTGAGGTTTAGTTAAGCAAAGGTCTCTAAAGACCTGGTACTTAGCGATCATTAAATTCAGTGGAATAGTGTAATACTCAGCCAGACGGCAGATGTCCTGTTTGGGAATCTCCTTTTTAAAAAACCCATTCTCCAGCCAGAACATCCTCATCTCTGAGAACTTCAAGTCGTTACACACTTCTCTTCTCGTTAGACCATGAGCGGATCTACAGGCTTGAAGAAACTGAGGGAAATTCAGTTCTTCACAGGTATGGATTAAGAAATCAATTTTAGTAGCAGTAAGTTTTATCTTGTTTATCAAAAGTAACTCCTTCGATCTTCTCCGTTAAATAACAGTTTTTCACACACTTTAAGCCTAGAGTGGATACGAGCACCGAATGTGTCCCTTATCTCCTCGTCTGTCAGATTAGTAGAAAAAACAGTAGGCTGCATATTTCCCATCCGTACATCGACAATCTCATAAAAGTCTCTCTCCATCCTGTCCCCTTTACCCTGAACACCAAAGTCATCAATGAAAAGGTAAGGGGCTTCCACAACCCTTTCAATAACACCATGAGTTGAGCCATATTTCTTAAACTCCTCTTCCATCTTATCACTCAGATTCTTCGCTCTCATAAAGAGCACTTCAGAGATATGCCTCTTCTTAGTCTCAAAGATCTCCCTGATAAGGGTGAACATAAAGTAGGTCTTGCCGGTTCCGCATTCACCTTGAAGCAAGAGAGGGCCTGGATGATCAAGAAAGCCTTTAGCATCATTCTGCTTCTGATCGAGAGTTTTTAAGGAGCAGTCGCTATAGACTTTTAAAATACTATTTATCTCCTTAAAGCGATCCCAGCTCATTGCCATCTCCTTGCTTCTCAAGATATTGCAACATCTCAGCCTCTAATTCATCCACTTGCGCATTAGACATTTTACCGAGGAGACGACCCTCCTTTTTGTGCACCTTTTTCAAGTAGTCTAATAGTTCTTCCTCTCTCTTTTCGGTCTTAGTCCCCCATGCATATCTTCTCTTTTCCACTGGATCTAATGGCTTCTTATCAATCTCGATAGCCCACTTACGATGAGATCCTACCCCCGTCATCTTCTGGGGATTCTTGAGCAGCTCAGCAAAGACCCATTTCTTTAATCTGCGTAGATCTGTGTGCTCTTTGACTGTCTTAGGAGATACTTCAGCTTTAGATAGCTTCCAATCAGCCAGGAACTCGTAAGCGTCACTTACAAGTTTAGCCCCATACTGAGCGACAAGCTCCTCATGGTCACGATCGTCTATGCCAATGAGTGGTGTGTCAAAATAATTTTTGAATTTTTCAGTGGCTGGATGGTCAGGAAGTCTCTCTTTGAGACAGGCTGATCGGAATGGAACTTTAGGTGTCTTCTTTTTCGCGTCTGATAAAGAAGAGGGTTTTGGTTTGGCGTCACCTTCAGGTGGCGCATTAATATTCTTATCTTCATTTTCATATTCACTATCACTATTACGTAGTGGTTGATTACCTGCATTCACAGAACCTGTATTCACAAAACCTGAATGCACAGAATTTATTTTAATCTGCCCTGAATGAATGCAATGTTTTTCAAACTCCGAGTACTTAAGTTCCCGTTCTTCGGGAGTGGAAGGAAACTCAAAAATGATATATTGGAGCTTTTGGAATCCCACAGTATTATGGGCTTTAGATCCATGGTATTGTAATCTAATGACATATCCATGTTCGATAAGTTCATCAAATGCATTGTAAATGGCAGTGCGCCCTTCAGGAAGGGTGTTGACCAAATGAGCCATGTTAAATTCCCAATCATCAGGGAAGGAAAGAAGATAAGCCCACAGGCCACGAGCTTTGAGAGTCAACTTGGGATGCCTCAAAGCTGACCGATTAATCATAACAAAGGGATTTTCTCTGTTATGAGCCACTCGAATAGTGGTCTTCGATTTTTGTTGCTGGTTGCTGTCGATTGTGGTACATTCAGTCATATAAGGAGAAATCCTTGTTGGTAAATATCATTGCTAAATAGTTAAAGCCAGTCACACACGACTGGCTTTTTTCATTTTGCCACCCCGTGTAAGCAAAACGTGCACTTCGGTTAAGTACTTCAGAAAAAAAATATATTTTTGTATTGGAGAAAAAAGCGAACGACTTTAAGATGATAGGCAACATTAGAGTTTTTACCTTGTGTGGTTTTGATTCTCATGGGTCGCAATCCAGGTATCTAGAGACCGGCTAAAGTAACTAGATCCTAAAATGTCAACTTAAAGGCTGGGAAGATTTTCTTCCTGGCCTTTCTTATTCTCCAGAAAATAATTATTTATCCCTATTTTTATCTACATTTTTCTTTGTATTTCTTTCTCTTAAAATACCATCTTTATGCATGCTTAATAGTTCTTCTTCACTAACCTCTCCTTTGGTAGACATAGCTAAGAGTTTTGCCGTGCGCGGACTGATGCGCGTCTTGCCAGAGAGCAAAAGAGATAAATAAGTTCGTGTAAATTCGGATTGCCGAGCAAAGTCACTGATGGAAATTTTATTCTTATCTAAATACTCACGCAGTTTCATATATCCGTTCACTCCTAGGTAAATCGCCCGTTATCCTATTAACACTCATTTTAATTTGCAACCCTGATTTTTTGCTTGTTAATATGTTAACGGGTCTGGTATGTTGTTAACATGTTAACGACATATGCTAGTTCTTCTCTGTTCTGGTAGACAAGCGTTAGCAAGAAGTGGAATAAAGAGTATAGAATAAAATTGACATTTTAGGAGTTTAGCCATGTTTAGTTATCAATACGATGAACCTTACGCAGAGCCTGAGTGCTTTGAGTGTTCCGAAAAGGAAAACAAAATCACAGATGTGATGTACTGGTTGAGAGCCGTTTTAGATCAGCTCTATGGATTAGAAGAGTTTGATGCCGAAAGCCTAGAGCGATATCTAGAAGAGCTGACTCATGTGGTAGATATGAAGATCCCTAAGCTAGAGCTTGCCGTTTCAACTATCCGGAATTCCCAGATAGTTCCAGTTGTCCGAGATAATGTACCAGTTGTCCGGAAAAATCGGACAACTGACTCCAACTTTTCAGCCGTGCTTAATGGTTGGGTAGAGGCTAACAATCAATATTTAAAATCATTAACATACAAGAATGTAGGAGTTTAACATGAACCAATCAGAGCAAATCAACGAATTAGCAACAGCCCTTTCTAAGGCACAGGCAGAGATCCAGCCGGCTCTTAAAGACAGCGTGAATCCCTTCTTTAAGAGTAAATATGCCGACTTAGCCAGCGTGTGGAGCGCCTGTAAAGACCCTCTCACTAAGAACGGTCTCTCCGTTCTTCAGATGATGGACTATAAAGATGGCCAGCTCGTGCTGCTCACTACTCTTGCTCATGCAAGCGGTCAGTGGGTTCGCTCTTGCCTTCCTGTCTTATCAGCCAAGCAAGATGCCCAAAGTATTGGATCAGCTATTACCTACATGAGACGGTACAGTTTAGCTGCCTTGGTAGGTGTTACTACAGATGAGGACGATGATGGCAATGCGGCTACCTATACGCAGCCAGTTCCTCCTGCTGCGACATTTAAGAAACCAGCAGCTGCTCCCGCTAAAGGGATAATTACCACGGGTCAAGCTACTGAACTTGAGCTTCTACTTGATCAGTGCGAAGACGGCTTTAGGTCTAATGTAAAAGATTACCTCAAGAAGTTAGGGTTAACCTCTTTTGAGAATCTACCTAAAGAAAATTACGATGCCATTCGTAAGAGGATCGTCTCTAAATTAGATGAGATGGAGGCTGAACATGAGTAACTTAATTCCTAATACTCCCGAATGGGAAGCCATGAGGAAAGAAAAGATAGGGGCCAGCGATGCCCCTGTCATTATGGGGGTGTCTCCATATGACACTCCTTACTCGCTATGGCAAAAGAAGCTCGATCTGTTACCTCAGACGCAGATGACATTCCCGATGGAGAGGGGGCACAATCTAGAGCCACTCGCAAGGGAACAAATCGAACTTTCACTCGGAAAATCTCTTCCCCCTCAAGTGAAATTTCATGACTCATTGCCATGGATGATGGCCACATTAGATGGTTTATCCCCCGATGGGAAGACATTAATTGAGATAAAATGTCCTGGAGAAAAGGATCATCAGCAGGCTTTATCTGGGCAGATACCTGATAAATACTATCCTCAGCTTCAGCATCAGCTAGAGGTATGTCAGTTGGAGAAGGGATATTATTTTTCATATGATGGCAAAGCGGGGGTTCTTATTGAATTCTTCCGCGATGATAAGTATATTAAAAAATTAATTACCATCGAGAAGGAGTTTTACATATGCATGCAAGACCTCAATCCTCCCGAATTAACCGACAGGGACTTCGTCCAGATCGACAATCCCGAGTGGTTCATGTTAGCTTCGAAGTGGAAACAGCTCAACTCCCAATTGAGTGCCTTAGAGAGCGAGGAGAAAAAGCTAAGAGAGAGTTTAATTTCTTTGTGCGGGAATCAGAGTTCGACAGGTGGAGGCGTAAAAGTGACCCGCTTCTTAAGGAAAGGATCCGTCGACTACGGGAAAATTCCCCAGCTCACAGGAGTCGATCTAGAGAAGTTTAGAAAAAAACCAGTCGAGTGCTGGAAAATTATGGGAAATAGATAAAATTTGATAGAATGACACCCGCAGTATAAACAATATTAACAACGGAGCTTGCAAATATAAGTCGTTAATTAGGAAATACTACGGATTGTGCATTATATTAAGACCCCAGGCGACTGCCTGGGGTTTTTGCTGCCTAAAGGAGATGATTCTTTTTGAGAAAGAAACATAAGGCAATGCAAGAAAAATCGTAGCTGTCTTAATCACAAAGCTCACCAACATCACATGGGTGAGATTCTCTACTAATCCATAAAGACCCAGGTAAGAAAAGATAGTGGTATCTAAAATCTGGGATACAATCAGACAGGTTCCCGTCCTAATTGTTAGATGCCTTCCATTTGTCTTGTATTGCAAGAACGAGAAAAAGGCTATATCTACTAGCTGAATCATGAAAAAGCTCGCCATAGAGGCTAGGATTAAACGAGGGATGGGTTGAAGAATGGCACTGAAATGCCCATGCATGACGTCATACTGATTGGGAACAAAAAATAAATGAGTCTGAGTAAGAAAAAGGAAGCCGACGCAACAGAGGAATGCTGTAAAAACATGTTTGCGTGCAGCTTCCTTTCCATAATACTCTTGGATCAGGCTGAGTCCCAGGAGATAGGCAACCGCTAACGCTTCCGAAGCCGTTACATCAAGACCCAGCAGAGTAATCTGCTTAGTGACAAATAAATTCATGGCAACAGCCAAAAGACAGAGCCAGGAGTTTAAACACTTCTCTCCCACGCGGAGGGCTATAAGACTGATCCCACAGCAAATACCGATTTGAAAGAGAAGTGTATAAAAATTATGCACTAACTAATTCCCAGTCATTGGTAATAGCATCATCTTTTTCGCAAATGTAAGGGAAGCCTTCCAGCTGATTATCCCTAAAGAGTACTTTGCCTTGATCAGGCCAATAGGGATGCGTATGGAGCATCATTTCACAAGCGAACCACAAGTGCATGCTTTCTGGCCAATTAGAGCGTCGGGCCTTCTTGCCCTCCATTACTGCTTTTGCCATATCTGAATAGTTCATACGAACCTCCTTTGAATTTAAAGAAAAATACTTAGCTCGGTCAGATCCTACCAGATAACGAGGATCTACGTGAACTAAAATAATTCTTTTATCCGGATCACGAGGTAGAACGGCATAATCATTTGAGGTTTCGTCTATCAAGTTTCTTTTTTTAAGTCTTTGAATTACATCATAGTTGCTTAAAAACACCCTTTCATTGTTTAATATTCCCTTCATCGTCATGTTCTTCTCCTTTTTTTGCTGCTTTACATAAGGAAAGTACGATGAGCATTAAGAAAATGTAAATTATAGCGAACCAAAACCAGAATTTCATATCTTTCCAAAAAAGATTTTTTCTAATCGGTCACGCTATAACTTTGCAAGAAAAATATTAGGGAGTGAATTCAGTCACAGTTAATGTGGCTAGATCAGCTGTGCTATATAATCCTGATCCTACGTTTGAAAGCCAGTAATACGTACCAGAAGATGTACCTGCTCTTAAACGGAATGTGGTGGAGCTGGTAGTTCCTGCTACCATATAGAATCGTCCTGAGATAGAACGTGCCCAGTTTTTCGCTCCACTTGTATCTCCAGAAAATCTATTTATATCGCACTGGGCATAAATGGCGTTCGCTGTAGCATCTTGAAATAATGCGCTAGTCATATTGATAGCTGCGCCATCAGGTGCTGACATGGAGGCGTAATAGTTATATTCAATTAATAGTATATTACTTGCGTTGGCGGGAGTGATGGCAACATTCAAAATCTCAGCACCTTCTCCTATTTGAGGAATGGTATCATCAAAAGGCATTGCCGTAGCCGTCGAACCTGCTGTATTTGTGCTGGCTCTTACCTGTTTGACTAACGCGCCTCCGCCTGCCGCTTGCCACGTAGGAGGGCTACTTGAACCATTAGAAGTTAAAACTTGTCCAGCTGTTCCTACTCCAGCTCCAGTGAAAAAGCCGTTCATGGCTCCATTACTGAGAGTAAGAGTATTTTGAAGATTGGCGACAGAGTTAAAGGTAATATTTGTAAAGGCTAACGTTCCACTGCCTGCAATTGTATTACCATTCGAACTTGAGAGAAGGCAATGATGCAATTGGCCAGAAGTTCCCGCTCCAAGAGAAATGCAACTAGAGGTATTAGAGGCGATAGTTGAATGTTGGAAGTTAAAGCCAGAAGTATCTGCAGTCGTAATGGCTGTCTGGTTTCCAGCCATCGTCATATCAAGGAAATCTCCTACAGAAGAAGAGGCGCCTGAAAGAGATAATCCATTAGCCCATCCACTATAATTTGGCCCAAAAAACCCACCCCCAGATACAGTATTTGCGGTAGTAGATCCTCCTCCATTATTGAATGCTGAATGAAGGAATCTCAATTGACCTGCTCCACTATGAGCAAAGAGGGCAATTCCGGTTGTAGTAATATTTCCTGTGCAATAGCTGAAAATAATTGAGCTACTCGAAGAGCTTGATGAGAGTGTAACTCCCGTAGCGTCTGTACAGTTTAGGTAACAGTTTTCTATAATCAGAACGGAGGCTGCGCTTCCAGAAACAACGACAGCGGCAGCTCCGTTGGTTTGGAGAGTACATCCATAAATCGTAGCTGTTCCTGCTGTCGTAAGAGTACAGGTACCGTTAATGATTACATTCCCTGAGAAGGCCGAGCCGAAAGCTCCAAAGGCCGGATAGGCACATAGTGTGACTCCGACTTTAAGAGTGAGGTTTTCAGTATAGATGCCAGGACGAATAAAAACCGTTTGACCACTAGAAGATGCAGTAATCGCAGCCTGGATTGTTGTAAAATCCCCATGACCTGTGGCATCTACTATTCGCCCTTTTGCTGTAGAGTAATCTCTATATCCCATTAATAGACCTCGTAAGTTGGTGTAGCATTGGCTAACAATTGGATTGCCTGGTAATTGGAATTCATTGTGTACGTAGTCAATCCATCAAATGTTACGGTTCCTCCAGGAGTAGTGAGGGTAATATTGCTGGTAGCAGCGGTTCCAGTGCGGTCTTTGATAATAAATTGCCGTTTGAAAGCCGGAGCATTAGGAAAGTTCAGCTGAACGGCTCCTCCTGAAGTATCTACTGACAGATAGAAGTCTGTGAGGAGAACCGTATATGGAGACATAGCGTTGGTGACGTTCGTATAATTGAAAGAGGATGGGGAAGAACTGGACTCATTGAGCATGAAGTAGTTCGTACCATCGAAAATCACTGTGATATTTCCATAATCACTGCGGATTGTCTGGGAGGTTTGTCCGTCGATTAAGACGACTCCCCCATTCGTGGTGACAGTGATGTTATTGGTTCCAGCTCCTCCGCTCTCATCATTGATGATGAAGACCTGATCTTTTTGAGGCAGTACAGAACCTCCCGTTCCATCAGGCAAAAGAATTGTACGAGGAGCGGCTGTGCTGGTGACTCCTACATAGTAATTATTTATGTCCATCTGAAGGTTTATAGCTGTCCTAGTGGATTTAATCAGATTACCTTGCTCTGCTACGCTATAGGAGGTAGTTACTGCCGTATTAGCATATAATTTATTATCTCCAGCCGCTGGGATTGAAGTAGCGCATTTGGCCAACAACCAAGCCGTATCGGTTAATGTTGGCGATAAGGCTGCTATAGTAGGTGTTCCTTCAAAGAAACAGGAAGTTAAAATATTTTGATTAGAAGAGGCTGTAGAATCAATATTGTAATCATGAGCAGCTCCTAATAGGAAGGTACATCCGAGAGCTTTTATTGTCGCTCCTGTTCCTAGTGTCACTAATCCTATACCAGTAGTGTTATTGGCATTAAAATTAGAACCGCTCATTGATATATTTAGTGGCTGTGCAAATACACAATTAGAAAGATTTAGTTCGGTATCTGGGGAATCAAAGAGCAGAGTATCTCCTGTACCTGCTAAAGAGCATCCATTCATACTCACATAAGAATTGGCAGGCAGAGCATTGATGATAGCACTCGCTCCTCCATTAGCAAGAAGGCAATTATCAAAATAAAGCAGACAGATTGCGGCTGCCCCTGCTGAAAACATATTTCCCGCAGCAGCTGTAAAGACAATATTGTTAAAGGCTACTATGGCATTTCCTGTAAATGTATGGTTTCCAGTAATTACCGTATTATTTATAGGTGTTATGGCACCCCCTGTAGGAAGAGAAATAGTCTCTCCGACAAGGATAGCGCCAGGAGGAATTACTAAGTTTTCTGTATAGGTTCCAGTCCGGATATAGATCTTTTTGAAGTTATTGAAGGCCATTCCATCGGCAACGGCTGCTGCCAGAGCTGCCGCAATCGTCGAATAGGTTCCTTGAAGTCCGACTGTGACAGACGTGTCTACCACATATTGAGTTTGCCAGGATCGGTTTTCAACCCAGAAATCCCCAGTGATATTGTGAGTCTCCATCACCTGGGTAGTATTGGCTGGCTGGCCAAATATGTTCCAGTTTCCAGCTGTGGGCGCTAGAGGCCCTCCTGTGTCTCCAGTGATCGTTTCAGCAAAAGGCCCACCCGCTACATCAATTGTGATGTTTGGGGCCGCATAGCCAATGTTAATCGTTCCTAAGGGGGATGTTAACGTTCCCTTACGCACACGAGGAGAAGCAGCGTTACCAATCCAAAAAAGACCATTAGCATCTAGTACTCCTCCCCTTTTTGTTCCGTCGAAGGAGGCGTTGTCCGCAAACATTACGGTTTCTTGACCTGTAATTGAGGAAAATCCGCCCATTATGGTGTCCTCGAGTAAGTAGCCTGTGCGAGCCAATCGATAGCGGTTGCCGCGATGCCCGTTACAGTGATTACGAAATTATTTCCTACTGCGCTGATCGTGACATCAGACGCGGCTAATGCAGCTTCTTCAAACTCTGAGGTGAATTCCACCCCGATTTCGATAGCTGCTGCCCCTGTGGTTCTCATAGCTGCTGTGAAGAAGTAGCCAGCTCCTGAGGGAACCGAGGTATTGTGAGCGCTTATGAATCCATCAAATGTGAAAGTCCCTGGAGTTGCTCCTAAGGGAAAGGTAATGATGGCGGTGGGAGTGGAATCGTTTGTGGAAACTCCTCCGAATAATCGGTTAGTCAACTCAGTATAGTGATTGGCCGATCCATTGGGATCGGTAGTCGTCTGAATTCCATTATAGTTATTTTCGGTAGTGGCTCGAGATAAGAGATTAAAATTATTGGCGACTGGTACACCGATGGTACCGTCATCAGCCGTAAATTGCTCGGGCACAGTTGGTGGTACTGGCCCAGAGGTAGAATCTCTAAATATCTGACTCATGCCACTCCATAGACATACGCTATTTTAAATAGTCCAGCTCCCGCAGCTCCGCTTACAAGAACAGGTCTATTAGCCATAAATGAAAAGAAGTCAGCCATAGCTCGGTTGCTTTCCAAATCCAGAACAAGCCGGACTCCACTTACAAAAGAAATCCCGACTTGCGAAGGATCTGAAAAACGACGAATAGAAACTGTCTGATTCGTATCGTTTTGGACGATAATCACTGAAGGAGCCGAGGTAAATGTCCCCATGGACTGAGCCATCCCAGTGAAGGTGGCAGCATCAATAGTGAGTTCTTGACCCCAATCAGCTTTCGAATTATTTGGAAGACCCATAGTTTACCTCTTACGTGAGGATTTCTTCATAATAGCTTTTTTCATACCCATAGACTCATGTCTACGTGCAGGATAAGCCTGCTCTTTTGTGGATTCCTTACCTCTTTTCATTCCGAGGCTCTCATCCATTTTGTCTTTCTTCGTCTGCTTCTTCATTGTGTTATCCTATTACCCAGAAGTTTACTAAAATATCTGCTGCCGTTGAGGCAGATCCAGCGTTGAAAATTCGGAAAGCCACAGATCCTGCACCTGGAGTGGTCTCTACAATCTGACAGGCAGAGTTGACTGTCGTACAAGAGACAGAGGCTACTATTACTGAGGCGGCCGCAATTGTGCTGTTTGTCAAGGTAAGCGTTCCATAGGCTCCGTTGGCAACCACATCAGTGAAGGCCACTTGACCTGTACGAGCGTTTACGATTTGAGGAGAAGCACCCGCTACGTTTTTAGTGGCTAGCACGCCACCGATTGATCCATATGCAACCGTTAGAGTTCCAGCCAGTAAGGCATTCCCTGTAAATAAATTTTCACCCAGGGTTAATATCCCTGCACCAGCTCCGGCTATTGCTGGGTTATTTGTAGAATTTATTACACTATTTAGAACACTGCATGCTTGAGAAGAACTAAAGGTTATAGCAGCACTTGTATCACCATAAAATTCACAGAATGAGAATTCTCCTCGTCCTGTTGCTCCGATAGTAAGTGCGTTATTCCATATGCAATTATTATATCGGAAGATGTCGGCTGCTGTAACAGCTGTTGAGTTAGCTAAGGATCCGCTTGTAGACAAAATGACACAATTAGAAGCAACCACAGAGCCACTATTTGCGCCAAATGTAAATAGAGGATCACCGGCACCCGCTGGTGACTGATTAAATACGCATTCATGGGCCGTAATCTGAAGTGTCTGTGTTCCAGCGCTGGCATCTAATCGCGCTCCCCAATATGTATTTTGGAAGGTAAAGACGTTAAAGGATCCAGTCGGAATCACTAATGCAGTCGTTGGATTGATATTTATCCAGCTATCTCGAACGTTCAAATTAAGGAAGGGAGTCGCTCCCCATGTGATAAAATTAGTTGTCCCAGGTGTGGTTTCGTCAACTACACAGGACTGAAAATTAACATTAAAGAATCCATCATTAGAGAAAATGAAGGTAGGAGCTGTGCCAGCTATGAATTTACAATTGTTAAAATTAATATATCCGCTTTCAAGTAAGCCAATATTTCCGGTGTAGGTAAATACAATCCCAGCGTTAGCGGTAAATTGAATATTTTCAATCCAAACCGTAGGTGTTGCAACCGCTGTCGTCAGATTTAAGGTAAAGTTACCTTGAATAATTACTGGAAGATCCAGATCGCCCGACGTGAAAAGAGGAATATTTCCATTTGATCCGGCTAATCCTACAAGGATAACTCCTTGTGTCATTGTAACGTTTTCAATATAAGTACCAGGTTTTACATATACCACTCCTCCACCTGCTGTCTGAGCCGCTGTTACAGCAGACTGCACGGTAGTATAAGCTCCTCCTGCGCCAACAACATAAGGGGTTAATAGGGAAGGAATTAAGCTAGCTGGCGTGACCACTCGAGTAGCGTCTGTGCCAGTCTGAGTTTCAACTGCTGTTGCCCCTTCCCAAACCCCGACTTGAGTTGTAGAGCCTTGGATGCCTGCTACTGTTAAAGTAGACCCTGCACCTGAGATATTGATTCCTAGGGCGTTGTTTCCTAGAATATTGAAGTTACCCGCCGTAGGAGAGAGTGCCCCGCCGGAGTTTCCGGTAAGTGTGGCAATTAGTCCCGTGCCTGGGGTAATCGTACCTGTGATCGTCGAGCCGGCTCCTGCAAAGGACAGAGTGCCTACCCCAACGATATTAATATTTCCAGCCGCCGGAAGGGCTATGCCTGCGTTTCCTGTAAGCTGATTAAGAGATCCTACCACCGAGGCAATCGTGACCCAGTTTCCACCACCTAAATAGATAAAGTTGGCGTCGGTAAGTTCGTTATTCCACCCTTGAAAGATTTGATAGGGTAATCCCGTTGGTGAAACCTTATCCGTAGTGGTTGGGTCTCTACGTGCTATAATGGGATTTGGAAATAACGGGGCCGTTCCATATCCGCCTTGTTGATATACTGATACTGCCATGGTGAGTTCTCCTCCTGCTCTGAAATTAAAATTATCATTTTACGCATTAAAGTTCAAAAAATTCCTATGATCTTTTGCAATCAAAAAATATTTTGACTAATATGAGAGAAAGATACTCATTTTCAAAAGGTCTGCTATGCCCATGTATTTCCCACCTTGGGACGTCGATGAAGAACCCAACGAGTCAAATATCAAAATGTGGTTGGATAATCTTTATGGACGATTCGAGCCAGTAGAACAGGCAAGATGGCAGCAAGCGAACATCGATACTCTCTTCTACGCAGGAGAGCAGCGCTTCATAAACTCTTATTTTAACTTTTATCCCCAGTTTAACTATCAGCAGTTCCATTTCAATTTTATCCAGCAGCCGATCAACATGGTCACTGGATATCAAAGGCAGCATAGGAAATCGGTTAACTTCCTCCCTATTGAAGGATCGGATCAGGAAGATGCGGATGACCTCACTAAACTCATCACCTATGCCAATAGCTATCGGGGAATCTTAGAAAAAGTTTCTAAGGCTTATGAGTACTCAGCAGTCAGCGGTCTTTGCCTCATGCAACCCTATTTAGATTTTACGGATGATCCTATAAATGGAACTCTGGACGTCCGCATTTGGGCCTATAATGAATTTATGACCGATCCCTACTGGAGAGATCCAGGAATGTCTGACTGTAATGTCGTCTGGACGCAACAGTATATCTCTAAGGGAGAGGCTAAGAAAAAATTCCGGCACCGAGCCGATTTGATCGACACTATGAGTGGATTTGGAAACCGTAATGGGAAGTTCTATTTCCTACCTGAAAACTACAATTTGAGCAGGAATGACCTGTTAGTCCTTAGTACTGTGTGGTATCAGAGCAGCCGTAAGAAAAAGATGCTCTACAACCGTCGATCTGGCATCGCATATGACTATATTGATAAGGCTGAATTTCTATTCGATATGGTCACGGAAACCGAGCAAGATTTTGAGATGATCGAAGTGGAAGTCCCCACCTGGAAAGAGGTAGTTATCCTTAATGAGACCATGATGTATCAAGGATTTAACCCCTTGGGCTTCGACGAGTGTCCTTTTGTCCCTGTGTTCTGGAACCGAGACCCTCAGGTGGCCCAGTACGATCTTCGTGACCGATCACTCTGTAGGGCAATGCGCGATGTTCAATTTCTTTTAAATCGTAGAATTATTTTAAATCACGATATATCAGAGAGTTCCATCAATTCTGGATGGAAACGTAAAGAGAACGCAATCGTTAATGAAGATGACTTAAGATACGCGGGTCAAGGTAAAGACATTATTATTAAAGACGGCTATGAGATGACTGACATTGAGAAGATCATTCCCAATGCTGTCCCTCCTTCCGATATGGAACTTGCCAATCAGCTGGTGGACTTTATCTTCCGTACATCTGGTGTAAACCAAGAACTTATGGGAATGGCTGACGATTCCAAAGCGGGAATCACAGAGATGCTCCGCCAAGGAGCAGGACTTGTCACCCTTCAGAAATATTTCGATCAATGGGACTACGCTTTCAAACTCTTTGGACGTCTGGAAGAGAAAATCATTAGGCGCTGGTCTCCTGCCAAGATGCAGAGGATTCTGGGCAAGAGGGTCTCTCCTCAATTTGAATTTAAAATCTTCTCTAAATTTGACTGTTTAGTCGCGGAGGGTCTCAATACTACCATTCAGCAACAGCAGCAGTTTGTTCAAATGATGCAGCTTAACGAGATGCTTGGTGGTATTATCCCTCCCAAATTCATCCTTCAATACGCGACCATCCAGGGCAAGAATGAGATCATTGAGGCAGTTGAGCAGCAACAGGCTGAAATGGCTGAAGTACAGAAACAGCAGCAGATGATGGAACAGAATCTTCTGGAAGCTCAGATGCAGAATCTACAAGCCCGTTCGGTCTCTGATATTGCCATGGCAAGAGAGCGTCACGGAAGAGCTGAGTCTAACGTCGGCCTATTCGAAGAGAGACTCTCTGAGATCACACAAAATAGAGCTAATGCTCTTAAAGCCCGAATGGAGGCTTTAGAAAAACTCTTAGGATCGGTAAGTCAATTCGGTCAAATAGAAGTCGCTGCCAATCAGATGAAACTGGATAAAATGCAGCAGGAACAGGAAGTTCAAGAGGACAGAGAAAAGATGGACGCAAAATTAACTGCTGATTCAAATAAATTCTTGACAAACTTTTTGAACAATAATTCCCCATCTACTAGAATGGGGAATGAGCAACCTATTGGGAGTGCACCACAATGAAGCCAATGACAGAAAGAAAAATGGATATGAGACGAGGCGAACCAGATTCAGATAATTATTTTCCTGAGTCTGCTCATCGTAGAGAATTGCCAAAGGCTGGCGAGATTCGCGGAATTAACTATCCAGATACGGATCAACAAATCCATTCTGAACAAAATCAAGGCGTAAGCGCCTCGAATGCCGCTAGACAGAAAGAAGGCTATAGACACTAAGGAGATCCAATGGATCAGGAAATTAAAAAACCTGAGTTGGACAAACCTACTTTTTTTCGTGAACCCTACGATTATCGAAATATCGAGTACGCAGGGCAATATCGAGGAGTAGGCGAGCCAGGTAAAATCGGCAAGATGTCGACTGAATCTATTCAGCCGATGCCGCCTAAAGCACATACCATGGGAGTTCCGCGTGACCACAAAGGGTAATTCAGGGATTTACAAAAGACCTACCAGTCCTCATAAGGTGGCTGGCCCTTATCATGGTACCGGAATGCCAACAAAATATGGGACTAAGCAGGTACTTCCCCCTAAGAAGACGAACTTGCATTTGCCTAAGGGCATCCCACCTCTTACCTTAACCTGATTGCATTTCTTTCCCCCGCTGAATTAGAGTCCCTCACTTTAATTCAGCATTTTTTCATTCTTTCCTCTATCAAACAGAGTCTCCCATGATATTCCCTAGACTCCCGTTTCATTTCGTCATTAGCTTTATCTAATTTCGATCCCAATCCCATTATCATTCCCCGAATTTCCTTAATATCGGTGTTCGTCTCTCGGCGTGCCCATAAGAAGAATCCCGATGTAATCCCAAAAGTAGACACGATAATCGTAAAAACTTGAATCCATTGCATCTTATTTACCTTTTTTCCATGCGTTACAACATCCAGTATCGGGATCGATATCCCCATGCACTAATTGGCATGCCCTAGGATCTTCATAGAACATGCATACGCCACATCTGGTACCTCGAGGGTACTCAGTATAGGCTGTCTCTTGTTTTGTTAATGGAGGGGATTTAAAAGGGTATTGGCGCGGTTGACCTTTAACCCAGAGAATACAAGTGCCATTCACACCATCAATCTGGCCTTTAACTAGGAGACACATCCCTCCTTTTACGAAATATTTGCATCGATTACATCGAGGAGGCGTCGTCTTCCCATCGACATAGGCAAAGTCTTTTTTATCTGCCTTGAGAATGGGCAACATCTTTTTTACGTCCTTTCGCTTTGGCTTTATAAATTTCCCTGATTTCGTTCTCGGATAGCTCTCCCTCTTCTCTCTGCATGAGTGCTCGAGGGTTATGCATATATTTTTCTATGCATTCGTGGACGAAGGGGTCAGAGAACATCTTACCCTGTCCGTACATTTGAAAATTATTCTCATTAGGAAGTGTCCAGATCATCTTGCATTCCCCTGGATTTCTAGGATCTACCTGTAAAAGAGTCGTTCCTGGGAGAGGTTCGGGCTTGGTCAGTCGTGGCTGCATATACATTTTTTTGACACCAGAGATGTCATCTATCCTTTTGACAAACATAAAGACGTAAAACTTGTGGTCACCGAAGGGTTTTTTTTGAATCAGATCGTGAAGGTTATTGACCCAATCGGCCTCGGAATTCTCTTTCCAGTGGTACGTCGTATCGAGTGCTTCGTTCTTTGACAAGTAAAAATTTTGCATGATAAACCAAAATGTGTTAATTATAATTTTAACTTAACATTTTGTAGGGATGATCGTCTACTGAATGACAAGTAATTTTTTTAAAAGGGGTAGCTGAAGTTCCCCACAGCAACAGGAGAAATCCATGAACGAAGGCGTTAAAGAACAGGCAGTTGTCGCCAAGCCTGAAGAGAAGGGTGCTCAAATTCAAGAGCAACTGAGTGATAAGGAACTAAACTTTAGGCGTCTGGAAGCCGCCAGGGATAGAGAAAGAGAAGCCCGTGACAAGGAAAGGGATGCTCGTATCAAAGCAGAAATGCAGAACGAGCTACTAATGAAAGAGATCGAAGGCATCAAGACGATGCTTCAACCTCAGGAAAAAGATCCTTTGGAAGAGATCGAAGACTTTAGCGACCTAGACCGAGACAAATTACGGAATATCTTGGCCAAGCGTGAAGCTCAAATCGAGAAAAGATTTGAAAAAACGCTAACTCAGAAGCTGGATGAAATTGAGCGCAATAAACGTAGAACTAACTTCCGTGATGAACTGCGAAAAGAGTATGCGGATTATGACCAGGTCATGAACCCAGAAATTATCACAGCCATCCAGGAAAGGGAACCTGAGGCTGTAGCTCGAATTTCAGCTATCGAAGACCCTTATGTGCGGTGCGAGAATGCGTATCACTTTTTCAAATCAGTGAAGAAGTACATACAACCTCCGCAAGCTAAACCTGTGGAAAGTACGTCGGTGAAGGAGCACATTCAGGAAAACCTGATGAATCCTTATTACACCCCTTCTGGTCAAGGATCACCTCCTCCAGCAGTGGAATTCGACGTAAAGACCCCCGCATCTAAGGCAGCTGCTTACGCTAGATTGAAAGAGGCACAGCGCAAGCCCATTGGTAACGGTCAAATGCGCGGCTAAAACTCGCATGCTTCCTCCGACCGTTCGGTTAGTTCGCTTACTAAACGAACAGAGGAAAAATGAGTATCACAACCACAAGCAACTTGCCAGCGCCTATTTTACAGTCGCTAGCACCAGGGATGCTGTCTGTTCCGACCCCGAATTTTAACTATATAATTCCGGCGGAAAAATACAGCATGCCAAGACAGGGTGGTACTACTATGCGCTTCTTGCGCCCAGTCCCCCTGCAACCTCCTGTTGTTCAATTAGGGAACACAGGTATCGAACCCCCTTCCCAAGTGGCAACCCGCGAGATTATCGATGCCGCGATGGCCTTCTATGGCACATCTGTCATCCTTAACGAGCAGGTCGTTATCCAAGACCAGGATCCAGTCCTCTCATGGGTAACTGAGCGCTTGGGCGTCGCAATGAGACAAGCTGAGGATATCATCCTTAGAGACTTCTTGCTCTCTGCTGCTTCGGTCTATAACTGCCGTGGGGGCACTAACGGAGACAATCCTACTGAGCTAACTGTAAGGGATATAAGTGCAGTAGCTGCATCTTTGGATACAGCAAACGCATTCAAATTCCTAACCGGTAAGCAAGGGGAAGACCGTTTTGGTACAGCACCAGTAAGAGCGGCTTACTTTTTACTCTGTTCAACAGAGTTACAGCCGACTTTCGACGCTATTCAGCAATTCACTGCCTCTTGGAACTACCCGAACCAAAATGACGTGATTTACAGCGAATATGGAGCCTTACTGAATGCTAGGATCTTAACTAGCTCAGAATCAGCAGTTCAACGCGCAGCTTCCATGAATGGAAACGACGTGTTTAACAACATGATGATCGCTAGGGAATCCTACGCACACATAGACCAGGACGGGTATTCAAGCCAACTGCTTTACAGACCGCCGATCTTTTCTGGGCCTCTCGCCCTGAACGGTACTCTGGGCGTTAAATTCGCTCAGACTCAGGCGATCTTGCAAGAGACATGGCTCCGAAACGTTAGATGTACTTTAGCGGCATAAGGAGGAAGCTATGACTGAATACAGTAAAATCGCAGAAGGGGTGTTCACCTCCACAGGTGTACCCAAATTCGTAGAACTACCGTTTCTCCCAAACAGTTTTGAGATGTGGAACATCACAGCGATGGGCACACCTACTCAGAACGAGATCACTCACGCGATCAGTTGGAGAAGTTCGACTGCAGGAACCGCGAGCGTTGAGTACTTCAATGCCACACCGGTACTGACTACTACCAACCTAGCAAGTGGAGGTCTCTCCTTCATTTCGGCTGGTACATACCAATATGGGCCTACTTTTACCATCACTGGTATCACACAGGCAGCCGCAGCCGTTGTAACCACATCTGCTCCCCACGGTCTGTCTACAGGGGATGCCGTCTTGATCTATGGCACTACTGGAATGCTCCAGATTGCCGGCGAAGTCTACACAGTCACAGTACTGAGTACGACTACGTTCTCGATCAACGTCAACTCTTCTGGATTTGCAGCCGCAGCAACCGCAGGTTTCTGCAAACAACTGCTCTATCCCGATCTGTATGTCCCCTATCGCTGTGTCATCACAGGCATCACAACCGGTGCTACTACTCTCATTAACCTCGGCCTTAACCACAGATTTGTGGTCGGTCAAGAGGTTTATATCCAAATCCCATTCGTCACTTCGACTGCTTGGGGTACTCGCCAATTGGATACTGAGGTCTATAACACCGCAAATGTCGTGCCTCAACAGGCTTATGTCACAGCCGTGACAGCAAGCTCGATCACAGTGAATGTGAACAGCACAGGCTTTACTGCCTTTGCATACCCAACAAGTGCACAGGCTGCACTCGGAATGACCTTCCCTGCTGTCTATGCGATTGGAGATTACAACTACGGACTCGTCAATCCTGGCGTACCTCCGATTACACCTCCAATTACGATTGCTGGGGCGTTCTACGCTAATACCCGTCAGGGCGTTCTCGTAGGACTTGGAAACGGAACTCAGCTACTCCAGCAAACGAATGATGTCATTCGTTGGAGAGCGGTTTATCCGGATCTAATTATTTAAACCCAATGGGTGGGGACTCAATATCCCCACCCTTAATTTAACCTATGGCGCTGAATCGTTACAACTTAGGTCTCTTTAACAGTGGAACTTACTATCCCTTTATCTGTGACTTAGAAGCAGTCACTCAAGCAGAGATAGTGGTGGTCACTACTACCGAACCTCATGGATTTGAAGTCGGTAATACTGTCCGCTTTTTCGTTCCCCCTGAATGGGGCATGAGACAGTTGAATGGCCTCAAAGGAACCGTACTCGCTATCCCCTCAGACGACCAAATCGAAGTGGATATCGATACTTCTAACTTTGATCCCTTTACAACGCCAACTCCTCCCCCATTCGTCGTGATCGATCCAGCGCAAGTAGCGGGCACAGGCGATGTGAACTTTGGAAATCTCTCACCAGGAGGGATACCCGTTTTGCCTTTGACCGTACCAGGAGCTTTTTTAAACCAACCACCAGGATGAATATGAAGAAGGAAACAGAAAAACTAGCACACAGTGCTGTGGCTCTTCAAGAAGATTTGAATAAGCTTACAGTTGACGAAATCAATCGCACTGCTGTGACTGACGAGCCAGAGATTCAAGAGGAATCTCTAGAGAGCGTAGCAAAACGCGAAGGCTGTCAGTACATCAAACCTAAGAGAAGGCTCTCTCCTCCTCTAGGTACATTACCTGAGAAGCTCAAAAAAGAGCATTCCAGAGCATGGGAATATGTTAAGGGAGTCTATGAAAACTACGTCGTCAATGGCGAGGCTATTACATTTTCTCTCTGTCTTTACCCAGGAGATGCAGATTACCTTTGGGAAATCCCACCTAATGTACCTGTCTATGTACCCCGCATGGTAGCTAAGCACCTTGAAGAAGTGCAGAAATACCACACATTTAGCTATCTGGAGACACCACAGGATCACTGGCGCTCAGATGATTTCACTCATCAGTTCAGAGCTACCGGTATCAAATATCGAGGTAAATTTAGACCATTAGGAGCTTTCGCATGAGCCTAAATCCCGTAGCAGGTGGGATCTTTGCGGATATGATTACCTGGGTGAGGAGGCTTATTAAAAGCCCCTCTCCCCAGGTGATCAGTAATGAGACCATCGGAGATTATATCAATCGTTTCTGGGTCTATGACGTCGCCGAAAGAGTCCAATTGATTGAGATGAAAAGGCAATATACCTTTGAGACTCAAGCAAATATCTTTGAATATCGGGCGCCTTTCTCTCCTCGTCAGTCATGGGTTTTCCCTCCCAATCCTAACCCTCCCCCTTTCAATGATAACCCTGTTCCTCCTGCCACGGTTCAGCAGACTCCAGTACCTCTTTACCATGAATTCCGGCCCCCTATCTATTGCGATGGCGTAGAGATGGGATGGTTTCAATCGACCGAACAATTCTATAACGTTTTCCCTGAGTTGGTACTCAATGAAATCCCTCTTCTAGGAGATGGAACTCTTGGCCCTTATACGATGAATAGTGGAAGAAGCCCTATTCTTCGCGCTTTCATTGACGACTTAGGAAATTTAAAACCTTATGTTTACATTACTTATGTAGATCTAGGAGGAGTGCAACACTACATAGTTGATAGTAGCTTCATTGATCCTAATGGACTCGGCATCCTTATTGAGACCGATGAGACATTCCAAAATATCATAGGTAATCAGCTCACAGGAACTCCCCCTAATGGAGGAGGAGCCGGAACGGTTAACTATGACACAGGGGAAGTGATCTTCAGTTGGTTTGCTCAGCCTGTCCCTGATCAAGTGCCTATCGAACTACAAACCTCTCCATTCTCATCAGGAAGGCCTAGGATCGCTCTTTACTTCAATCAGATCTTTAAGGTCTATCCAGTCCCCGATCGCGCCTACAAGATCCAGGTAGATGCCTACGTGACACCTCAGGTTTTCTTCAGCTCCACGGCGGCATTCCCATTTGCCTACATGGCTGAATACATCTCACTCGGAGCCGCACGTAAGATCCTCTCTGATAACGGGGATTGGGATCAATACGATCGCTATGAAGGAAGATTTAGAGAGCAAGAGAACTTAGTACTTAGAAAGACAAGTAGACAAAACGCAGTCGTAAGAACGCCCACCATCTTTAGCGGTCAAACCTCTGCTAATAGTTACCTTTATACTCAATATTAGGAGAGGAAGATGAAGAAAAAGGATGTAAAGATCGGCTCAGGAATGTCGGTCTCAAAAGGCAAAGAAAAAGAGATGAAAGAACGAGCAGGAGGCTCCAATGTTGGTAAGTATAAAACCGTATCTAAAAAAGACTTCGCCGGCCCATCAGGAGGAGCACCCAAAGGATCCTATCCGATTAACACTGAAAAAAGAGCCAAAGCAGCTCTTTCATACGCTCGGAACGCTCCAGATCCGGCAGGGATCAAAAGTGCTGTCTATAGAAAGTATCCCAGGCTTCGAAAAAGACATGAAGAAAGAGAAGGTAAAAAATGACGAGCTATACCCCTAATATTCCCCAACCTGGAGATGACCCTTCGGATTCTCAGGATCAGATCCTTCAGAACTTCCAGACTCTCAATACGGGATATGGAACGACTGGTGATCACTATCCTTGGACGAATACCACTCCAGTAGAGGGAAGGAAGCACGCAAAGGTGACTCTCCCTGGTTTACCTACCGCTAACCCTCCTGGAGATATAATCCCCACGCCTGGGCTGAATGAAGGTGTTCAGTTTGGTCTTACCACCGCTTCAGTTACTCGACCTTTCTGGAGAAGGGATAATACGACTCTAAACTTTCCTATGGTTCCCATTTGGGCTTTTGGTCAGTCATCTGTAGGTGTCGTGCCAGTTATAGCTCCTGGATCGCTCAATCTAGACCCTGTGACTCCAGTCACACGATTAGGATTAGGGCAATATCGGTTTAACTTTAACCAATCTCTTCCAAATACCGACTATGTGGCTCTCTATACCTTCTCTGGATTTGGAGCGCAGCCGATCGTTTCAGTTCAATCTAAAGCGGTCAACAACGTGGTGATCCAGATGATTCGGCAAGACGGAGCAGGATTTACAGATGGAAGCACTACGTGGATCGGATTTGCAGTGTTATTGAACTATGGGTGATAGATGTCATTACAAAGGCTAGTAATATCTAATTTTAAGACAGGTCTTGAAAAAGATCTTACTGCGTTCAATATCAATAATGACGCTTTCCCTGTACTCAGTAATTTCTATCTTTTCAGAGGAAAAGCCTATCGCAAGAGAGGCGATCAGTTTTTAGCTCGGTTACGCAGAGATCTGACAAACCGCTCTCTAGGATTAACTGGTGCTTCTCCTTGGACGTTTAATATCTATTCTACACTCGTCCCTCCCATTACAGGAGAGCCTGATGCACAAATCGTGCCTGGAACAGTGGTAATCACTATCGCTGGGCCTATTGTTTTTACCGATCAAGGGGATGGGACGCTCACTTCAGTTACACCAGGGAACAGTGGAACGATAAATTATACCACTGGCAGCGTGACACTTATACATACCGCAGGTGCTGGAGTAGCCGTTACAATTACATTCAGCTACTATCCCGCATTGCCCGTTCTTGGTTTGGAAGACTTCAATGTGGGCAACAGCCCGCAGCCAATCCTGATTGCCTTCGATCAAAAATATAGCTATGGATTCGATCAGGGACTCAATCAATTCTATGATGTGACCTTCTATAAAAATACAGGCACGCCTTTTGTCTGGAATGGCCAAGATTATCAGCAGTTCTGGACTGTCAACTACTTAGGTCTGACTACCATCCTCAATACAAATACAGCCACGGGATGCATGTGGGCTACCAATGGAAATCCTGGTTTTCATTTTCAAAATATTTTAACTGTCACGAATGCCAATCCGACAGTCATAACGACTGCCGTTCCCCATAATCTAGTCACTAACGACTGGGTATGGTTCAATGAGAATTCGAGTGCTGATGGGATAGCTAATCTAAATGGACGCTCTTTCCAAATCACCGTATTAACCCCTACCACCTTCAGCATTCCTTTAGATTCGAGTGCCATGGCCATCAATAATACGGGGATTTTCCAATCCCTTACCTCATCGGGCATTACACCTACTGAGGATGGAATCCGCTGGTATGATGGAGATCCGACCTCTGTGCCACCGCCTAATAATCCAGGATGGGTGAATTTCGCTCCTCCACTCAGTGCTTATGATCCCGTCACTAATCCTAATCCCATGTACTTAGTGGGAGCGAAGCTAATCCTTCCCTTTAAAAATAGACTCCTCTTTGGAAACGTCTATTTAAGAACTTCTCAAGTCTCTCCAGGAGCGCAGCAATACCCTAACCGAGTGGTCTATTCCCAAGTTGGGACTCCCTTCTATACCAATCCGCTTCCTGTGGATTTGGCTGGTCAGCAGCCTCAAGTAGAAGCCTGGTACCAAAACGTAGCTGGAAGAGGGGGGTTCATTGGTGCTCCTATTGACGATCAGATCGTTACGTGGGGTGAAAATGAGGATATTGTGATCTCCCTATTTGAGACTCAACCTCTCAAGCTCATTTTTACTTCTAATGACACACTACCCTTTGTCTTCCAGACAGTTAGCGCCGAACTGGGATCGATCAGCACCTTTGCGGGTATCAAATTAGATACCGGAATGCTCTCGATTGGTACTTATGGAATCACGATGACTACCTCTACCAGCGTTCAAAGGATTGACCTCCAGATCCCCGATGAAGTCTTTGATATCGCTCAAGCCCAAAATAAATCCTTTAGAATTACGGCAGTTCGAGACTACCAAAAAGAATTTGTCTACTTCACCTTCTGCCCTTCAAATCGCACAAACGTAAAATTCAATTCTCGCACTCTTCTCTATAATTACAGAGAGAATAACTGGGCCACCTTTGAAGAGAGCTTCACTACCTATGGAACTCTAAGACGTTCCACCAATAGGACTTGGTCTAATATTGGTAGTATTTATCCATCATGGTCTGTATGGACAGATCCTTGGGATTTCGGTCTAACCAA